CGACATCAACGGATACCGTGATCGTCGCCGCGTGCGCCTGATTGAGTGCTGGTATCGCATGCCCAGCGAAGACAAGTACATGAAGGGTGGGCAGTTCACTGGCGAAATCTACGACAGCAAGAGCCCCGGCCACGTCACTGACTACCTGACCGGGCAAGCCGAGATCGTCACCAAGACCAAGATGCGCGTGCATGTGGCGATCATGACCGAGCAAGACATGCTCTGGCAGTCGAAAAGCCCGTACCGGCACAACCGGTTCCCGCTCACGCCTATCTGGTGTTACCGCCGCGACCGCGACAACCTGCCTTACGGCATTGTGCGCCAGATGCGGGATCCGCAGATTGACATCAACCACCGTGCCGCCAAGGCGCTGCACATCCTCAACTCGTCCAAAGTGATCATGGACGAGGGCGCGGTTGACGATCTTGAGACCTTTGAGAAGGAAAACGCCCGCGCCGATGGCATCATCATCAAGAAGCAGGGCAAGGAGCTACGCCTCGACGTGGAGCGCGGGCTCGAACAAGCCCACCTCGACATGATGTCCCGCTCGATCTCACTGATCCAAGCCATGACCGGCGTGACAGACGAGAGCATGGGCAAGACCACCAACGCCACATCAGGCAAGGCGATCATGGCCCGGCAGGACCAAGGTTCCCTGTCAACTGCGCCGATCTTCGACCGCCTGCGCCTCGCCAAGCAGATCAGTGGGGAAAAGCAACTCAGCCTGATCGAGCAGTTCATGCCCGAACAGCGCCAGTTCCGCATCACCAACCAGCGCGGGACGCCCACATTCATCACCATCAACGACGGCCTGCCCGAGAATGACATCGTGGCCACCAAGGCGGATTTCATCGTCAGCGAAGACGACTGGTCCGCAACCATGCGCCAAGCGCAGGTGGAAGAGCTGCTAAACCTGATGGGGCAACTGGCAGGCACCGGCCCGCAGATCGTTATGGCAACGCTCGATCTCATTGTTGAGACAATGGACATCCCGCAGCGCGAAGAGATCGTGAAGCGCATCCGTCAGATCACCGGCATGGAAGACCCGGACGCCGATCCGAACAACCCGGACCCGGAAACACTCGCCCGCAAGCAAGCCGCAGCAGAGCAAGAGCAGTACCAGAAGGCGCTGGCGATGGCCGAGCTTGCGAACAAGGAAGCCGAGGCGCAGAAGAAAGGGGCCGAGGCAGAGCGCATCCAAGGCGAAATGCGCAAGATCGCCGCCGACGTGCGCCGCATCATCGCCCAGACAGAAGGCGAAAGCGTCGAAACTCAGGTGCGCGCGCTGGAAGCAGCCGCCCGCATCATGGAATCGCCGCAATCGGCCGGCATCGCGGATCAGGTTCTCGATGGCGCTGGTTTCCAAGACCGCACCGACATCGCAAAGATCAGCCAAGCCAAGCGCATGCTGGGTAAAGGCGATCCGATTGCGCCGATTGATGCACCACCCACAGCACAGCCACAGCAACCCCAGCCTCAGATGGAGACAGCCCCGTGAAACTGACACCCGAATACCTCGAAAGCCTTGTGCAAGACGAGACATACAGCCGCCCAGGTGGAGGCACGCTGACCATTTGCGTTCTGACCCTCAGAGGCGGCTGCCAAGTGATCGGAGAAAGCAATGTTATTAACCCGCAATCCTTCGATGCGGATCTTGGGCGCAAAATCGCCCGCGAAAAGGCCGCCTCCCGCCTCTGGGAATTGGAAGGATACCATGTGAAGCGCACTGGTTCCGATCTTCTGGTCCGCGCCGCCCGCGCAGCACACGCCACAGTGCAACCCGGATTCGATGGCCTCGATGAAGGCACGATGCAGGCATGGATCCACTGCGCGCAACTGGCGCTGCAAATGCAGCCTGACGACGACATCCCCGAAGAGATCACGCTCATGATCCCGACCTCAGACGGCGCTGCCCGCTTCTGCGTCGTGGCGCGTGCCGTGTTCGGCATCTGATACCCAACCCCAGAAAGGACAGACCAATGCCCAAACTTGACGACGCATACCGCGACCAACTCACCGCCGAAGAAATCACCGCGTTCGAGGCGGAAAACGAGGACGACGCCGCAGAGGCGCTTGAAGCCCTCGCCAATGGTGAGACAGACGACGACCCGGACGACGAGGACGACACCCCGCCAGCCGCACAGGACGACACATCACCCACAGGTGACGACGACCCGAACGACGACGATGATCCGGTTGTTCAGGAAGAGCCGCAAAAGCCCGCGGCAAAAGAGGAAGCCAAGCCGGAGCCGCAGGCCGAGCCTGTGCCTGACGCGGCCAAGGCGAAGCAAACCCTCGATGCAATCAAGATGCAGCGCAAGGAATTGCGCGACAAGTACGACGATGGTGACCTGACGGACGAAGAGTACGACGCCCAGATCGAGGCGCTGGACGACAAGATGGCCGACGCTGCCGCCGACATCAAAACTGCCGAGCGCCATATGGCAAAGCAGCAGGACGCATGGAAGGCCGCAGGTAAGGCGTATCTTGACCGCTATCCCGGCCTGAAAACCCAAGGCGTCATTCAGGCGCTCGATAAGGCGGTGCAGGAGCTTGCCGCCTATCCGTCCGTCGCCAGCCTGCCGCACGAGCAGTTCCTTGAGCGCGTTCACAAGAAGCTCATTGCCGAAGCCGAATACACCGGACTCGACATCCCTGCTATCGGCAAAAGCACACCGCAAAAGGAAAAGCAGAAGCCAGCGGGTGACGAAAGCCTTGGAAAAGCGCCAAAAACGCTCGCTTCCGTGCCGTCGTCCGATGTCAGCAGCTTGGACGACAGCCCATACGCCTCGTTGGAACGCATGGCGGAACGTGGGGATCCGATAGCCTTCGAGGAAGCGATGGCAAAGCTCCCCGCAGACAAGCGCGACCAGTTCGCGTCAATGCTCATCGAGTGAGGTAAGACATGCCGCTACTGCGCAAAATAAGGGCTCTGGACACCCTGACGATCAGCCGAGACGGAGAAGAGCCCGTTGTCGTGCAGGTGCGGCGCGTCAATGCCGCCGAGGTGCGTCTCTGCGTGATTGCACCAGACGACGTGAGGGTAACACAAGCCTCAAACGGGCGCATTCTCACCGACGCCGACCACCTCTGAACAACGTAGGGGCTATGGGTCTTCCCCACGGCCCCTACATATGCTAAAGAATTAGCACCAAGCGCAAGATGTGCTGCCAAATCTCAACCGCTCAACATGAGCAGAGGGCACATCTATGTCGCAAACAGTTATCGCATGGGGCGACCAAAAGGCCGTTAAGAAATGGTCTGCAAACCTCGCAGTGGACATGCTCGAAAAGAGCTACTTCAACGCGAAGTTCATCGGCGCCGGTTCCAACAACATCATCGAAGAGAAGAAGGATCTCGAATCCGAGCCGGGCGACCGCGTGTCGTTCGATCTCTCCGTCCAACTCCGCAAATCGCCGGTCTCCGGTGACAAGCGCGTGAAGGGTAACGGCGAGAACCTCAAGTTCTTCACCGACGAAATCATCATCGACCAGGTACGTCACGAAGTGTCTGCCGGTGGCCGCATGACCCGCAAGCGCACCGTTCACGATCTCCGCAAAGTCGGCAAGGATCGCATGGGCGACTATTGGGCCAAGTGGATGGATGAATTGATGTTCATCTATCTGGCTGGCGCTCGCGGCATCAATGAAGATTTCATCGAGCCCGAAACCTTCACCGGTCACGCGACCAACCCGCTCCGCGCACCTGACGCACAGCACATCCTGTACGGCGGTGACGCAACATCGAAGGCAACCATCGTGGCTGCCGACAAGATGAATCGCGGTTTGATCGAACGTGCAGTGACCCGCGCCCGCATGATGCGCGCCAAAGACCCGGAAACGGCGAACATGGTGCCCGTCAAGATCGGTTCGCAGGAACACTACACCTGCGTCATGTCTCCCTACCAAGAGCATGACATGCGGACGACCGCTGGCGAAACCGGCTGGCTTGAAATCCAGAAGGCCGCAGCCGGTGCCGAAGGCAAGTCGAACAAGATCTTCACCGGTGGCCTTGGCATGATCAACAACGTGATCCTGCACAGCCATTCGTCCGTGATCCGGTTCAGCGACTATGGCGCTGGCTCCGACGTTGAAGCCTCTCGCGCGCTCTTCATGGGCCGTCAGGCAGGCGTCTACGCATGCGGCATGAAGAATGGCCGCTTCGATTGGACCGAGGAAATGGAAGACCGTGGCAACGAGCCGGTGATCACCGCTGGCACGATTGTTGGTTTTTCTAAAACCAGATTCAACGGACGCGATTTTGGCATCATGGCGCTGGATACCGCAGCCGCAGAGCCCACGGGCTGATGATGTAGTGGGCCGGTAAACCCGGCCCGCCACTTCTTCCCCTTTCCAGAAGGACACAGGACAATGCTCCACATTTCTCGCGCTGCCAAAACCACCGCAGCACCCATCGCCGGGCAATCCGGCACAGTCATGACGGCGGTTTTTGAGCATACGTTCACCACCGCTTTCACCGCCGCGACTGACATCCTCGAAATCGGCCTTATGCCCGCTCACGCCCGCGTCCTCGGCGCAACCGTGATCGGCACCGCAGGTCTGGGCACTGACATCACCGCTGATGTCGGCCTCATGACTGGTGATCAGGGCTCCAATGACGACACCCGGACCCTGACAGGCACCGAGTTCTTCAATGACGCCGACATCGACGCCAACGAAGCCAACATGACCCGCGCCGCTGCACTGGCTGTCACACAGAGCCAGACGCATCGCGGCATCGGCGTTGAGCTTTCCGCCAACGTCACTGCAAGCTCGTCCAAGAAGATCACGCTCGTCTTGGAGTACGTCTACTAAGGCGCGCTGAAACCCTTGCGCGCCCCAAACCTGCTCGGGCGCGTGAGGATCAGACCGAGGCGGTAGGGGGTGCCGCCTCGGTCTTCCTTCAACCTCACAGGAGCCCACCGATATGCTCATTCAATGCACCATTGCCAAGAAGCCGCGTGAAATCACGCTGGACGGCAAGACCTACAATTTCCTCCCCCTCGATCCCGAAAACCCGGACTCGCCCAAGGTCGCAAGCGTCAACAATGACGAGCATATCGCGCGCCTTCTCTCGATCTCCGAAGGCTACAAGTTCTTCAAGGCAGAGCCCGGCGACAACGCCGCAGAGGTCGAGGAAGATCCGGTTCGCACGGCAATCGAGCCGGTGACGGACACAACCGACACAACCGACGCAACCACAGACAGCGACACCCCGGAAGACGACACAGACGGCGGTGAAGACGCCCTTGTGGCGCTGTTGAACGATCCGACTACCATCGGTCGCCCGCTTGCCGAGACGGCCTTCGCTTTCCTCTTCGACCGCGCACCCAACGGCAACGCTCACACCGACACCATCATCAAGAAGGTGATCGAGAAAGCCGCCGAAGCTGGCTGGCTGGCCGAAGGTGACGACGCCGCCGCCCTGATTGCCCAAGTTGAAGAAGCTGACGCCGCCGGCGCTTACGCTGACTGATTGAGGAAGCAAAACCATGTCGTTCACCGCCAGAGACATCCTGTGGGCTGTTCAGACAACCCTCCAAGACGCTGCAAATCGGCGGTGGACGCTGGAAGAGCTGCGCGTTTACCTCAATGACGGCATCAAGCAAATTGCTTTCCTCAAGCCAAGTGCGGTCTCAAAGACCAAGCGCGTAGCCATGCAAGAGGGCACCTATCAGGAGCTTCCAGACGGGGAACACCTCTTGCGTGTGACACGCAACATCACATCCGCAGTTGATGTGACCCCGCGTGTAGCTG